CTCACCCTAATAATAATTACATTGAAGAACATGAAGCGGATGTGGCAAATGAGGTAAAGTATGCCACCGAAGTAACTAATAATGATAATATGGAAAATATATATAGATTGATACAAATTCCCTTATTGGTAGGAATATTATACTTTGCATTTCAACTTCCAATCACAAGAAAATATATTTTGAAGTATCTACCATCAGTTTTTAATACTGACGGTAATTATAATATAAGCGGTCTTGTATTTATGAGTGTTCTTTTTGCACTAGGGTATTTTGGATTGACAAAAATGATTGAAAGCGTAGAGTCAGTATAAAAGGAATATGTAATTCAAAAGAATTATTTATATATATTTTCAGTAGTAAGTGAATTTGTAGTTTTTGATGGTACAAATTCGTCTTCCATTATAAGTATGTTATTTATTTGATTTTTATGTAATTTTGATTTTTCATTATTTTTATTTGCAACTTTCTTAGTTTTTTTATTCGACATTATATTAGAAAGTAATGGCGACAGTTTCCTCAATTTTAATCGTTTAGAACGAGTACGATTACGAAGACGATTAATTGCAGAATTATTATTTATTTTTCTAGTTTTTAATGCTCGTTGTAACATAGACGACGAAAATGAACGCGATGGCGATGATGATGAGGATGATGATGTAGGGGTCTTTTTTTTTATTTTTTCTAATTCAGCAATTACAGCTTTTGATGTTATTGCTTTTGCTTCGAGGGCTAATTTTGCTTCATTAATAATATCTTCGCGAGTTTTCTTTGATTTAATTAATTTCAAATAAGGTTTATTTGACGGATTCAATTCGGGGCTGTATCTTAAAAACCATTTTTCATATTCTCTGCTTTTCTTTTTTGTTTTAAGTTTTTTAAATTGTTTTGCTTTTTCATTACGAATATCTTCGAGTGTCTTCTGTTTGCCGTAACAACTTATACTAAACCGTCTTAATAACCCGTGTAATTTAAGACGATTTTTTTGTTGGATTTTAAAAAGATATTCGCATAAACATAAAAGTCTTTTTGGGTTATAGTAGGATCTATCTGCGTACAAGAATAAAAGATAAAAACTCATCATGGTATCGATTGTTGCTACTCTAAATATTTGACCATTTACTTTTATGGAGTTATAACTATGACAAGCGAGAGGATTGTATACATAAGCAATTGGCTGCGATCCTACTTTAATTTCGTAATGAGTTGATAAATATTCTGGTATAGAAGGTTTAGTTTCTATAGTAATATTTTTAATATTGTTTTTTTCTAATGCAGTTTTAATTGCATTGGCAGTTTTGTCAGGCGTAGTGGATAATAAATCAAACTCTGGAATTTCCATTAAATATGTTCGTTCTCTATTTTTTAAATATCGCGAATAAAGAACATTTGCATATCCTCCTATTAAAACTAGTTTTTCGCTGGATACTATATTTTTTATAACATTATGTATTGTATCTTTTTCATAATAATATTGTTTGTTATATGACCTAGAAGATAAAGATCGACGGAAAGTATCAGGATCGCATCCTGTTGCTTTTAATGGGTAATTCTTGTTTAAAAGATTCAAACGTTTAAGTACTTTTTCCCATCGCGTAATATCGCCTCCGGGTCTAGATAATTCAAGATACATAGCCATTCTAAGAAAATTAGGTGGAGAATAAAGAATACCATCTTTATTTATCGCATTTTTTTTAAGACTACTAAATAGTTTATTATCGAGTTGTGTAATGTCTGCTATTTGAAAAAAATTAACAAAGACTTTATATGTACCATAATGAACGCCTGCTTTTGCTTCTACGTCAGAGAATCCAGCTCGGTAATATATATCTGCAAGTTCTTTGGCGTCATTCATTGCATTGGGTGAAAAGAAATCGTAGTCGGGAATTTCTAAATTGCGGTTGTAAAATTGGTCGGCAGTTGGAAGAATATTATTGATTGCAGTTCCTCCATAACAAACCAATTTTTTATCATGAATAAACTTTTCAAGGACATCTATAATGTGTTTCATAACGGGATTATTTGCAATACGCTCTCCTCTTTTTTTTGCTTCAACATTAATAGCATTTTTTAGTATTTCTAGTTCTTTATTTTCATAATAAAGAGTATTTATAATATTATCATCCAACTTTTTATTGTCATTATTATTAATCATTTATATTACGTATTGTATGTTATATATGTTATTATATTATTAAAATATAATAAAATACAATAAAATATGATAATTTATTAATAATGTTAGTATTAAAAGTTAAGTTTTAGTCCTCCGGCGACAGTCATAGTTCGTGTATCATATGAATATTTAGCGTCAAGTGGTTTTGGTTTTTCAATATAAGTAGGTACATATAATAAATCGTCGGGTTTTGGGGCAAACGCACTACCTGCTTTTTCAAATATATTATTATAACTTGTTAAATTGAGATCTAAGTTTTGAAAGTTCATTGCCATTAATTGACAACCAAGAACTTGTGGTATACTAGATATATAATTTATACTATATTCTGATACATCAGGTAAAACAAGTGTCATATTTTGGCGATTAAAATCAGTTATTTCTGTTGGGTCATTAGTATTTTTAATGTCAGAAAATCGGCTTTCATGTATAAACGCAGAGTTTGTAGTAACATTTGTAAGTTCAAATAAATTCTTGCATTGATATAGTATTGGAGTACCTTGTGTAGCACTACTTTTTTCTACCATAATAATAACTTTACCTATAAATTCTTTAATAGATACGCCTGTAAGATTTTTACCATTATATTCTCGTGTATATTCAATAGGTAACAATCTATCTCCAAAATTTTGTGCAATTTCACTAGCTAATTGATTTAATACATTAATCTTATTTGTTTTTAGTCTAAAGTGTAGTAATAATGGGTCGTTGGGATTGGGACAAGTGATAGGTTTCGAATTAGGCGTACCTTTTACAAATTCTGGCATTTGTGATTGAGAAAATGCGTATTGTGAAATAATTTTAAATACGCGAGAGATGGGTAAACTATTATAACTCTGTTTTACACCAATCATGTCGATAGAAGATACAGCTACAACTGGTGTATCATTTAAACAGTATATTTCAAAGTCTAAACATCGGACGCCTTGTGCGATAGCGTTATATAGTGCACAGGCTCCTACATAGTCATTTTTAAATTGTCCTGATGCACAACAATTATAAGCGGTTTTTATATAAAAATCTCGTAAATTTTTAGTAGGCGCGACTTGTGATACCCAATTAGATGATATTTTGGTAGAAGCAGTTTTATTGAGTTCATCAAAAGAGTATTTAATTGCACCACAGTTTGTAGTTCCTAAATTAATTTTTGTGGTAACATAAGTGATAAGCCATAGTAAAACGACAACAACAAATGACATACCAAACCAATGAATTGTAGATGGTGAAACATTAGAACTTAACATACTTTTAATATTTTTACCGCTAAGAGTTGTTAATAATGTACTTGCAAATGATGAGGGTTGTGGTTGACTCATTTATTATATTATATATTATATATTATATCTTATAATATGTGGATATTAATTATATTGGGGATTTTTATTAATATCAGGAATTATTAATTATATATATATAAAAGTTGTTAAAAATTATTAATATGTTAATTATATATAATAAAAAATGGCTGGAGGATTACTAAATATTGTATCTTATGGAAATCTAAATGTTATACTAAATGGAAACCCTAAAAAAACATTTTTTAAAGCCACATATGCAAAATATACGAATTTTGGATTGCAAAAATTTAGAATTGACTTTACAGGACAGCGTTCGTTGCGATTAAGTACAGATTCTAGATTTACATTTCATATTCCAAGATATGCTGATTTATTAATGGATACTTATTTAGTGGTGACGCTTCCTACGATTTGGAGTCCAATATATCCACCGCCTAATTGCGATAGCAATTGGGCACCATATGAATTTCGATGGATAGAGAATCTAGGAACTCAAATGATAAAAGAAGTGGTAATATCAGTTGGTGGTCAAGTATTGCAAGTATTAACAGGAAAATATTTATTGGCTCTTGTGCAAAGAGATTTTTCTGATGATAAGAAAAAATTATATGATGAAATGAGTGGCAATATTCCTGAATTGAATGATCCTGGTAACTCTGGTAGTAGAATAAACATGTATCCGAATGCATATTATAGTACAGTACAACAAGGTTCAGAGCCGTCAATACGGTCTAGAAAATTATACATACCAATTAATGCGTGGTTTACGCTTTCGAGTAAGATGGCATTTCCGTTAGTTGCTTTGCAATATAATGAACTAAAGATAGATGTAGTAATGCGTCCAATACAAGATTTATACACAATTCGCGACGTACAAGATGTTGCGAATAACTGGCCGATAGTAAGACCAAATTATTCTAATGAATATATGCAACTTTATAGATTTTTACAGTCACCTCCTAGTGTAACTTTGGAAAGAAATACATATCAAAATCCTGGTGTAGCCGAATGGAATGCGGATATTCATTTGATAAGTACATATGGATTTTTGTCTAATGAAGAGGCGAAGACGTTTGCTGCAACAGAACAGAAGTATTTAATAAAATCGGCGTACGAGTGGAATTTCCAAAATGTAACAGGATCGCAGCGTGTATGGTTAGAAAATACGCTTGGTATGGTAAGTAGTTGGATGTTTTATTTTCAGCGAAGTGATATTAATTTGCGCAACCAGTGGAGTAATTATACAAATTGGCCATATAATTATTTACCGGTAGATATATTACCTGCTCCTCTTACACCAGAGCAAGCAACAGCAATGAACGTAGGAGTACTTACGCCATCACCACCATGTGGTGATGTTTATACAACTGGATTTGGCCCCGGTTATAATCCAGGTTCAGATTCAGCTAGTGGTTATTTTATAACACAATCGTTTAATGTTGAAAATCAGCGTGATATATTATTAAATATGGCTATTTTATTAGATGGTAAATATCGTGAAAATGTATTAGATGCGGGTGTTTATAATTACATTGAAAAATATATTCGCACAAAAGGAAATGCACCGGATGGGTTGTATTGTTACAACTTTTGTTTAGATACTGATCCTTTTAATTTACAGCCATGTGGTGCATTAAATACAAGTAAATTTTCGAATGTACAATTTGAATTTACAACATTTTATCCACCTCTAGATCCGAGTGCTAATTTTTTGACAATTTGTGATCAAGAAACCAGCCCAATTACAAATGCTCCTATACCAATTGGTAATAATAAGTCAACGTGGCGTATATATGACTACAACTATAATTTGGTTATTTTAGAAGAAAGATTTAACATGG